TTCTTAGCATCTCGGTGACGTAGTGCATTAATGAACTTTCGTTGTAGGTCATCTGCCTGATCACGTTCATACGCGGCATCGATCTGTTCAAACAGATTTATAGCACTTTGTATGATATTACTCGCACGACTCTCAACAAGATAATTTTTGTCTTTGGTAATGTGCAAGTCATTTAACTCGTCTAATATACTTCTAGTCTTTTTTTGCATGGTTAAATTCTCGTTAGTGATAGTATTTATCAGGAACCGCATACATCATTACATATCAGTAAGCGGCCTTGTTTAAAGTTTGACTTATTCCAGCTTTCCTCAACACTATCAAACCAAGTAATGCTTTCTTGTAATGAAGTTTCTAACGCATTGTTAGGTTTAATAATATCTCTCAACTGTTGATTAACTACTTCGTAGTACTGACCATGACCATATGTTCTAGGATAAAAGCCAGTATAACAACAAGGATATACTTCTCCTGTTGATGTTACATATATTGATTTACTTTTCTTTACTTCACAGGTTATGTTTTTGACCACAGGGTTAAGATCTTCTAATACTACCTCATCTGTCTTTTTAGATTGTAATAGTTGTTCAAAGTTAATCTTTTTAGGTTTGCCTAACACGTTAACCACCTTGCCTTTCTTGTCAACAGCAACTCCAGTGTCTCTACCTTGATCTGTTAAGATGAAGTCACTAAATCCAAGTTGCTTGCTCAGTTCTTGGCAAGCTTCAATTTGATGTTGATTATGATCAAATGGAATCATCTTCCAGGTAGCTTGACCACCTGCTTCAATAAAAGTTTTAGCATTTTTTAATACTGTTTCATACACTGTGTCTTGCCTATATATAGAATGTGTATCAGCTAACCCGTCTAATGCAAATAGCACGTGAACATCTAGCTCAGCTAACCGTTGCCAAAACTGTTTAGGACGTGCACCGCCATTGGTACTTACATCTATTTTAATATTAGGACTGTGTGTTTTAAAGTATTCAATGATGTCTGGAGTTTCTGTATTCATAACACAGTCCCCGAAGTTACCATTGATCATTATTCCTGTTAACTGTTTTATAAACGTAGGTTGGAATATATGTTTGACATCTTGAAGTGTGAGGTTTCTTTCTATGTATCCATCATTGTAGGGATAGCCGTGGAAGTTACGAGGGCATAGTGGACAACGAGCATTACATAGACTAGATATTTCTAGGTGGATATGTTTTATGTCATGATACGGAATCATTCGTATAGTGCATAGACACTTAGCCTACCCTCATGTGGAATTTGTTTAGGAACACCGTGCAACATGTCGGGGTTGTTATACATTATGTATCCACGATTACGTCCGTAACTGACCAATCTATCTCCAATCTGTGTTCCTGGGCTGTTTCTATTATCAAGATATATCTGAACTGCTACTTTTACTCTGTCATTGTCTAAATGTTGTGCCATCCAAAAGTTCTCTTCGTCCTTCCACAATGTGACACCCATAAAATTTAAATGACTGAACATAGAAAGTGATTGAAAGTGGTTGTGAACTGTTTCTACAGGACTGTCTAGTAAATAAGATATTTTACGCCTAGGTAAATTTTCTTGCATTTCTTGAAGTTCCCACGGAATATCAGGTTGTTGACTAAACTCAACTAGTTCATCTACTAACTCTTCAGGCAAAAAATTTACAACTTCGATAAACATTACTTCTGTTTGATTTGTGTGAGCATACTTTTTAATTTACTACTTTGTACGTCAGCTTGTATCTTTGGATCTTCTTTGTCACTGTTGTCTGCAACATTTACAGTGCTTGTAGTAGATTTAACTGAGTCCATAATCTTACTACCACTTGGACTTTCTCTACCGTAATCACTTTGTCCTTCTTCACCTACATCAGTGATTCTCAATGTTTCTATGTTAAACTCTAAGTCTACTTTCTGTCCAACACCTGAACTTGACCTTGTCTTCATTAACTGTATTTGATATCTACCACGTTCACGCATTGCTCTTGATGTAAATATACCAAACACATTATCAGCAGTATTAATTTTACTCAATCCACCTGCGATGTGGCTGTGATCAAACTCTACTTCTTCTACAGCTGACCTGTTCAACTGTGATGCTGTAACAAATATAATATCTAATTCTTTTGCTAAGTTACGTAGTTCTTCACTCACATACTTGTCTTTAACAAACAAGTCATTTGGGCTAACCTTAGCACTCACAGGCATTAACAAATCTAAATAGTCAACACATAAGAAGTCTGGTTTACTGCCTGTTTGTATTTCTAACTCTTTCATGTATGCTCTAATATCATTAACAGTTGACTGTGCCGCCATATACTTAATACGTAAGTGTCCTGCTTTTTTACCTGCCAGCTTAACTTTCATTTCAACATTGTCAATGTCTTTAAATATTTCTTTTGATGAAGTATTAGTCATCATACTATCCATACGCATAGCACATAGGCCTTCACTCAATTCTAGTGTCAAATAACAGCCATTCATTCCTTGCATTGCCCAATTAACTGCCAAGTTCTGCATAAACAAACTCTTACCCGAACCTGAACCACCTGCCCATATCTGTAGTTCACCTCTGTTAAATCCACCATACAATAATCTATCTAACATTGGCCAACCCGTTGAAACTTGTCCGTTGCTAGACTTGATTGCCATCAGTCTTGCTTTAGGATCATCAAAGTAATCTGTACCCATATCTTTTGTTAAACTAATCTGTACTGCTTCTTTAACTAGTTTTTCAACTGGATCATAATCACCTTTCTCTAACAAGTCTGCTGACTTAAGAATAGCACGTTCTAGTTCTTGACGTCTAGTAAAGCCTTCAAACTCTTCCAAGAACCAATCAAAGTGTCCGTCTTTTGCTTCTTCTAACGGAGTTAATTTTACACCAGTAACAGCCGTTACCTGTTTCATATCAGGCATAGTGTTATGTTTATCACAGTGTTCTTTTATAAAAGCCGCACTTGATTGTAAGCTACGATCAAAGTTTTCAGGATTAAAGATATTCTGAACACGAGTATAACTCTGTGCGTCTTGAAGCATCATCTCCAAGAACAGTCTTTGCATATCTACTGTATATTCTTTTGTATTTGCCATATGTTTAATTATACTTTATTTGACTTTTTTAACAAGTTTTCTTTTAGCCAATTCTATCTTAATTTTACTAGTTTCTCTAGTGTTCATAATAGTTATCAATGTACCCAATTTACCATAATGTTTTACAGCATCATTAACATCTTTGATGTGTTCAGGCCAGTCCGGAATACTTACTGCCCATCCTAGTTCAACAGCACGATCAATTAGTTTTAGCCCAGCTTCATCTTGATCTGGTACCACTGTTACTTGCTTACGTTGTTGTTTAATAATCTGTGCTTGTTTGTCATTGACTGTGTTATGTAATACAGCTACACCATTAACACTGAGTGCGTCAAACAATCCTTCTACTACAATCAACTGTGTCCAATGTTCCTGTTGTAAGTCTAATCCAAACACATATCCTGGTTGCTGTTCATTGATAAACTTAGGAATACGATTATCTAAATAACGTGCTGACCATCCTACTACATCACCTTCAAATGTATATGGAACTACTATACGATTTGCGTTGCGTCCTTTCTCATCTGGTGATATCATATAAGGATAATCCTGCCAATCAATCTTTCTATCACGCAGATATTCTATATATTTGCTATCACTAGTTTTTAACAAGCGTAGCTCATTGGGTAAGTCTTTACGTTCAAATGTAACTTTAACTTCTACACTCTTTCTTGTTTTTGCTAGTTCTGCTAGATCTTTATGTCTTAGACTTTCTAAGTTTATACCAGATATTTGATTCTGATCTAAGCCCATCCAACCTAACAGCTTACGCACTTTAAAACTTAATGTACGACCTAGTTTAAAACTTGCTTTGTATCCACAGTTGAAACAGTGATACGACCAATCATCTCCATTCTGTTTGATACCACCACGCTGTCTTTTGTCTCTATTTTCACCATTATGTTCACAGCAGACAGCATTAAACGATACCCATCCTCCGGCTGTGCGTTTGTGTTTAGTAGGTATAACAGTCGTAATGTCTAACATTAAGTTAGTATAGCATCATTTACTTTGGGTAACAACTCTTTTGATATAATTTGGTGACCAAGTTCATTTGGGTGCTTTCCTGGTGCATGTATTTGTTTAACGTCTGGTCTGTCTAACAGTCGTTTCTGCATATTCTGTTCAGGCCATAATAGTGTGTCACAGCCATTGATCACAGTGCCTGGATCATATAAGTTAAACTGTACTAATGGAATGTTTTTAGTTTTAGCTATGCCGTCAAAAAAGTAAACTGCCTGTTGATAGTTATATTTTGATAGTTGATCATCATGACTTAGTGTAAGATACTGTTTGCCAAAATCTTGCCACACTTTAGGAACAACGTCACTACCAAAGTTTACCCAAGTAGAATGTATAAGCTTGTTCCACTCAGGATCATCGTTTCCCATATGCTCGTGTTCTGGATTAAACCAACTTTGTCTATCTGAACCTGTCAATCCAACGATGCAGACCGTGTCACTCCAATCTGTATTTTCTAAAAACCAAAGGAATGTCCAGATAGCACTCTGTAAGCTACCGCCAGGGTGGCCGTAGTTTTCGTAAGGTACACCAAGTTCTTTTGCTAGAAGTCCACTAAAGCTATGACTTAGTCTATAATTGTTGTTGAGATGTGAACAGCAT